CCCCCCTCAGGTTCTAATCCTTTAACCTCTCCTCCCCAATTACAATTTCTTTCGGTAAACCACGTATCCAAGTCAAATGTAGTAGTATTCGAGAGATACCAACAGTTTGGAAGTTCTGTAGTATCTATCTCCTTATCTACAATAACTTCCCCCACTCTATGATTTATCTTGAATAGTCTTTGGTGCCACGGTACAAGCTTAATGATTGAGGGGTCCATCCAACCATTCGTGTGGAATCTTCCCGGAACATCAAATCCTATCCAGAAGTCGGGTTTAACCTTACACCATGAATTGTTCATGCACATACTCATGACACCACGATTATCTATGAGTGATAGGTCTAAGTCGTTGAGTGATGGACCACCACATACGAGGAAGATTTTTCCTCCCTTATATCTGTTATCCCATGAGATACCGTTTTGGTCTTTGTCCCATAGAAGCATGCTTGACTTTTGTGGGTTCCAATCAGAAGTAGAAACTTCTACCTTCTGAGGAACAGAAACTTCTGTTATTACTTTTTCAATCCTCTCGATAACAGGAGGTCTTTTTGATAGTTCTTCTAGGTGAGTGGCAATAGACAACATAGTATGATTTATATTTTCAATCCGCTCTTCGAACTTTAGTTCCATATTAACTAAAGACTTTTTCATGCGAACGAGTTCTTGGGATGACTCTGCGTTCTCTCTTTCCTTTATGTGTTTCCTTCTTTGTTCGTGCGCCCAATTTGCCTCTTCCTTTGGCGACTTCCTTCCTAGAGTAGGGAGTTCATTCTTTATTGCTTGTTTGATTGTTTGGTGTTCTAATGGGTCGCTCATGTATTCTCCTTGTTAATAGATACAGGCTGTTTCTATAGTATAGTCGGTAAGAGTCATATATGAAAGTTCAATTGCATTAGTGTTTGTCCATTCCGTTTCAATTTCAAAAGACCACTTAGGTAAATCAAAGTAATCCGTTAAATAGTGGTGCATCCTAGAAATGTGAGGCTCTGTATTTATACCGTTTCCAGAGCCGACATCACTATGTACAGGGAAACCTCCTTTATAGGCATCTGTCTGTTCCCATCTTTTAAAGGGTCCAGCAGCATTTTGGTGCCAATACCAATTCTTATATGTATCCTCATTGAAGTCGTTAGGGTCATCGCTTCCACCAACGGCACAATCACAATCAATAGGTGATAGATAAACTCCGTTTAACCAGTGTCTTGCGTAATAGACATCAACACCATTATCCATGGCATCCCAAGGGGCGATTCCTGGCTTGTCGGTAAACTGGTGAGGTTCAGTGTCACCGTGGTAAGAAAATGCAGGGAGTCCTGTGTAATATCTTGACCCTGCATGTGTAGTTGTCAAAGGGAGGGTTCCAGGAACATCGGCTGGGTCATCGTATCCGCAAAAACCTTCGGAGTTATCTTGGTCGCTTAAACATTCCTCGAAACGCCCGAGACATAGACCATCCCAAGGTTCATCCCAGTCCATTGACCGGCCGCCACGGGCTATTTTTTCGCAGTTGTTTCCGTCCTCTTTTCCTCCTTTATAACAATGCCAAGGTGCTCTTGGTCTCTCCCAGTAGGCATAAAGGTGGTTGATGTCATCGCCCCATCTTTCACCGCACGAACACCCGTCCCCGCAACCATCACAATCCTTATAGGTGCATTCACCATAAAAGTTCTCGTATGCCGGATGACCAGATTCGTACCAAGACCAATGTTCTGACACATGAGGTGCTAAGTGAGGCCACGGGTCGTAAAGAGGCCACGGTGAGGAAGCCATCGCGCCAGCCTCGCCTCCCCATCCAGGGCCGTCTGTACATCTATCTCCCGAGGAAGCCACGCTTTTGACACACCAAGAAGTTAACACCATAACGTGTAAGTCTACTGTTAGAACTTCTGTGCCGAATTGATCTAACTCTGAAGGATTATTAGCAAAGTGGTCTCTAAGTTCATCAGCCATAGTCTTACCATTCATAACTAAAGTAGGGAATGGTTTTCTAGGGCAATGGTTTTGACCTGCACTCGGAGCAAGTTGTCCTTCCATTTTTACAGGCATGAAATCAAGATGCGTATATTCTCCTGGGGCTATCAATACTCGTGAGGGGGGTGCGTACCAACTATGTGTAAAAGGTTGGCCATACTCATCGCCAGTTGCATCACCGGAACTTTTAGGTATGACATATTTTAACCACGTATATCCATCCCCTATACCATCGAACTTGTGATCACAAAGGGGGCTACTCCTTCGGTTACCAGCATGGTCCAGTAATAGTCCATTCGGACACAAATTATCTGAATGGGGAGGTCTATAAATAAGATCAGAAGTATAGTACCCATAATATTCTGCTATAGTACGATGGCATCCCACCCCGAATTTTCCGCTGTTGTCAATCGAGTTGGTAACAACTGCATTGCAATCCACAACAGATTCCTCAGCAGCCTCACAACCCCATGGAGCTTGGTTATGAAATTCCTGTCCCTCATCAGAAACTATAGGGTCGCCATTCCATAATCTTGCCATCCCCGTTTTTCCGTGATCGTACCAAGTATCGTCATTTGCGGCATAAGAATCCTGTCGGGAACATTGCCATTGGTAACAATTATCACCCTCAGGGGGACAAGTCGCTTCATCATACATATTAAAGTGGGGGTTAGAAGGAGCATACGTTATTAATGAGTCAGGTGTATACGCTTCAATCATATCATCACTATCATTTGAAGAATAAGTTACTCCCCATGTACTATTACCCATATTAACGTCACAATAGAACAAACCACATCCTAAGTTATCGTCACAACCAACACCACCCCACTCGTCTTCTAAATCATAATAACAGGTGTCATATGGATCCATATCCCTCCGAGAATCTAACAGTATACAATCACAGAACGCATCGGCTCCAGGACCCATTTTGCACCCTTCAATCTGGTATCCTTGGGGGTCGTATCCGTGAGCCATGGGGGGTGTTTTTGGCCATGCCCAGTTATCCTCACAATTATATTCGACTTGTGCCTCACCACCCGCCCAGATTGAGTGGCACCCATCAACGACATGGCAAGACACAGTACCTGATTGAGCATCAGGACCTGGTGTTCTCCAACCGTGCCACCATAGTGCATCACCAATTAAGAATCTTCCTTTACTATTTGTCTTCCATTCATGATTTACTTGTGCAGGACTATTGCCGAGTTCCCAAGTGGGGTCGCAAAACGGATTATCACTACCCCAATCATCATTCCCGGGCCACAAACCTAATTCAGTCACAGCATTCACTCTCACTTGTTCCATTGATATACTCATACCTAAGGCTGTTTGTTCGGAACACCCACAAACTCCGTGCCCGTCTAACTCATTGGTTAAATTGCTTTCTCCCCATATTACACCCGGTTCACCCAAACCTCTTCTGTAAGCATCTAGTTGCCAACATTCATTCTGAGTAAAATCAGTCGCGACATTTGCCGCTAAAAACCCATCAGAGTCTCCGTGATCGTCAAGGAACTTAGGTTTGTATTTTTGAGTTATTGTAGAACCACCTTGACTGTGATCGTTTGCATCGTTGTAATACCATGTGTCATTACCATTATCATAATTTCCAGCTTTGTGGTAGTCTAAAATCTTAGGTACACCTGCAGGAGTTTTATAGTAAAGAATGAAGGAATGAGTTTCACCCATAGTGCATTGTCGATCATCTCCCGCAGGTAACGAAGGATATGTGGGATCAGGAAACTTAATCCATGCTATCTCCTCTCCAATACAACACTCGCAAGGTGGGTCCCACGGGTCTAACGCAGGTCCCGTTTTTCCAGAACCCGTTGAACCTGTCGGTCCTGTCGGTCCAACACCTGCTGGTCCTGTCGCTCCGCGACCACTTGAACCCGGAATTCCCACAGGTCCCGTTTTTCCTAAGATTCCCTCTGGTCCAGTCTTACCTGTTGAACCGTCAGGTCCTGTTAGCCCATAACCAGTTGGACCCTCAGTTCCTTGGATTCCCTCTGGTCCCGTTGGTCCTACTGTGCCAACTGCACCTTGATTCCCTGATCCTGATCCTAAGCGAGGACCTATCGGACCAAAAAATCCTGGTGGTCCCGGAAAACCTGTTGAAATTTCTCCGTCTTCTTCGCTTATTACTTCCCCGCCCCCGTTTCTTTCTGAAGAACCCCAATTAGTAATATTTGAAGGTGTTGCAAAAGAAGGAGGTCTTTGATTCGCTTGGAAATTTAATCCTAACCTGCCTCTAATATTAGACTCTTGTTCTAATGATTGACCAAAACCCTTCTCCATTTCCTTAGTCGTATCTATAGAGAAAGAGTAATCAAATAACAGATCGTCAATTTCTAAATTGACAGTCATTACGGAGAATTCCACCCGATAACACCAGAACAGTAAGGTATAGTACCCGTTGGTCCGGTATCGCCTGTGGGTCCTGTTGAACCTCTAGGCCCTGTTGGACCCGTTGAACTTCCTGTTGGACCTGTATCACCTGTCGGACCCGTATCACCTGTCGGTCCTGTTGAACCTATTGGACCCGTTGAACCTTGTGGTCCTCGGGGACCATCAGGCCCTATTTCGCCTGGGTCACCTATTATAGAAGGACCCTCGTCACCTGTATCACCTGTATCACCTGTAGCACCTTCTGGTCCTTGTATACCTTGTGCCCCTGCATGTCCTTCAGGCCCAGTTGGTCCCGTTGCTCCTTGAGGACCTGGGTCTCCTACTGGTCCTAATGTTGGAGGTTGCGGCATATTGATAACTACTTCAGAGTTTGCAAGATCACTCGTAAAGTTTTTAATGAATTTAATAAATACTGAGTGAATAGAAGGTAAATCTGCACCTCTATCCCAATCATTATTTTTAAAAGGCCAACCCCCCCACTCGTTCTTTATGTTGAATCCTTTTTCTGCTCTCTTTCTTTCTGCGTTTGTTACACCCTGTGAAGATGCAATACTCCACATTATTTCCCAAGCTTGGTTAGAGATATCAGGTGTTGCACTACCGAATGCCATAGAGACCACCGTATTTGTTTCGGTTGTCTACGGTGTCTTTATCGTATGATTTAGGTATACGATTCTGCTTGAATGTGTGATGATCCATTGCAGTCTTCATCGCAGATTTAAAGTTAGATAGCAACATTGCATACTGTGCCTTTGTTACTTTTCTTGCCCCTACTAATAAGTTCATCGCTGCTCCTTGTGCAACTGCTTCTGCTACAGCATGGAAGTACGAAGGGAGTATCTCGTACTTAACTATACTATCTGATAAAGATGTTTCGGTAAGAGTAGAACTTAAAACTACCGAACTAGGATATCCTGTTCCTTCTGCTGCATTCATAACATACTCGTCAATAATCCTTTCTTCTATCTCTCCCTTATTAGTTATCACTCTAATAAGACAACCTTGATAGATTCCTTTTCTTCTATCTATATCTCCTAACATTGAAGAACCCCAACCACCTTCAGACAGAGAAAGGGATATAGCCGCCCGAGTTAAATTTACTTTTCCATCTTCGGCATAATGAGGTTTAACATCTACCGTAGGTATGTACCATATCTCTACGTCTTCAGCAATTTGAGGGAAGGGTCTAATAGAAAGTCTATTTCCTTCTATACTCCAATTGGGACCTTTTGTGTGGTATTGATTTCTAGGAAGTAATTCCGTCTTTATTCTTCCGTCATCATACATCGTGACTATTCGCAATATTTCTCCTATACAGGAGGGTAGTTCATAATACTGTTGGTCTTTAACGAAAGAAACTGTAGTTTTTGCAATTATGTAATCGCTTGAGGTGTTTTGAATCCGAGACATTACTCTGCTATACTCGGGTGTAATACCGTGCCTAAAAATATAGTCGTCCGAATAGTCAAGTTCTTTAGCGACATCACTAAGAATAGTCTTAGTCTTTTCCAATATCATGTGCAGGGAGGAATCTTTATTTGGAACAATCTCTTGAGAATTCTTCTCTTTTGCATTCGTTATCGCTGCGGTAAGGGAGGACTTCGCAGACTCCGCAACTATCGCCATATCGGATTCCGAAATCTGTCCTTTCAATGCGACCAATTCCAATATAGACCTAGCCACTACTGCACTCATTATACTGTACATCCAAGGAGACACTATTTCATACGCACAAACATTCGGTCCCGCTGATGCAAAACCTGTAAACGCTTCCGTTACCGTAACTGTTCCTGCTCCTGCGTCATGAGCAGTAATAGTTCTTTCTTCTATTGAACCATCTTCTTGGAATACTCTAAGTGTTGCACCTAAATAAGCATTATCTCTTTTATCTATTGTTCCTAACTGTCTTGAGAATAAGTTACCCCCACTCAATGTAAGTACTTTCTCCCCATCAGCTAGGCTGCCGTTGCTTGCGTAGTGAGGCATGAAGTCTCCACTAGGCGTATACCAGATTGTATAATTCGCAAGGTTAACACCTTCACCTGCATAATCATAAGGTATAGGTCTCATAGACAACCTAAGTCCTTGTACAGACCACCCTTCACCATTAGGGTCGTTCTCGTCTCGTTGACGAATTTCATCTACTACCAACCCCTTCTTAATTGTGGTTGAGAGTTTTGAAATTCTAAGTATCTTACCAACACAAGGAGGTAGATTATAAAACTCCTGATCCGAAACAAAGGTAATGTTTTGTCTTACGACAGTTTGAGAGTCACTAATACCGTTTATTAGCGTTGATACTTCTGCCAGCTTTGGACCCACAGCAGAACGCATGATGTAATCGTTTGATATTCCTGTTTCCATTGTCCCAGGAAGTCCCCAACGAATTCTTTGAATTATATCGTAAAGAACAGAGTTCTCAGGGGCTATACTTTTATTGTCTATCTTGTTAGCAGTTAAAACCATTGCACTTTGTAGTGCTAAACTAAACTGTTCTTTAAGGAAGCCCATTTGTTTTTCGTTTATATTTCTAGCAGCACCAAGATTCATCGACCCTGCTAGAGCAACGGCTTGCCAAATATGTCCCATATACTCAGGTACAATCTCGTATCTTAAAGAACTTGCAACAGGAATATCTGCGGTACCAAATGCCCTACGGACAGTTACCGTTTTTGTTGAAACATCGTATCCTGATATGACTTGCTCTTGAATTATCGTTTTATCGGCGTTCCATACTCGAAGAACTCCTCCTATATAAGCACCTTCTCTTCGGTCATAATCTCCTACATCAGGAGTAGAATCTAATACAAAGGTTAATGCTCCCGATTCAAGTTCTCCACCATCAGCACTGTAATGGGGGGAAAAGTCACCAGAGGGTGCGTACCAAACTTCGTAACCTGCAGTGTCAGGTGTCCAATCAGGACGAAGGTACAAATCTCTACCATCAAGATGCCAACCTGGACCACGAGGATCTGTATCATCTCTCTTGGCTATGTCATCTAATACATCCCCTGCAGCATTTAGTGAGGTAATTCTATAAATGGTTCCTACATTAGGAGGAAGTTCTATGCTCGTATTATTGACTTCAAGGTTATCCAATGAAAACTTACAAAGTATAGGATCCTCTCTTTGTTGGTTAATACCAGTTATTACATTAACCATCTCTGGCTCGATAACATGTGATATTAGAAAATGGTTTGTATATTTAGCATCAAGAGATGGATCGTCCAAAAAGGTACGAATCCTCTCAAGTGTTGTCATCAATATAGAATTTGTACTATGCACTAGTTACTATCCTTCCCTTACCCGCATTAATAAGATCTTCTTTTATTTGGCTATCTTCTGTATAGTTTACATTAGAGTGAGACAAACTACTAGCGATATCATGTTGACCCTTCCTCTTAAGGTGGTCTACCATGCTAGTACGCCTCTCTAGACGTTCCGTTCTATCTGCCTCTTTTGCATCATCTCTTTCTTGGATTCTCTTACTCATCAATTTTTCCGCAGGGTCTGTGGCTCTACATCTAAGTTTTACTAAAGGAGTGGGGATCCATCCTCCTCTATCAGGAGGTAAGTCCATTGTGGTTAGTTCTAAACATACGGGCTTATCTACCTCCCACGGGGGGTAAATCCAATGAGCCAATACGAATTTCTCTGTAAGCTTATGATAGTAGACAAATAAATCTTTTCTACCCGTTTCTCTTCGAATATGGTTAATCCACATTCCATCCTCTAGAATCTGATGGTCTTCTCCCAATACGAGACCTGTATTAATTGCTTCTTCATATGGTGTTGTAAATACTTTTATATCCATATAGACAGTATACCAAAAGAAAGAGGGCCTACCATACTCGGCAGACCCCCTTCCCAACACAGGAGGATATGTTTCTAATTAAGAACTAATTTAGTTCTCGCTCCAAACACGGTCTGTAGTTACACCTGTCAATTTCATACCTGCAGGTTGGTCTGGGACCAATTGCATGCGCATCTGACCTGGCATTTGAACGCCTTCTGTAACTCGTGTGATACCATTATTAGTGCCATCTGTATTATAGATAGGCAATTTGTTAGTACCTGTACCGGTGAGAGCACCAGCAATGAATTCAAAAGGAGCACCATCAGCACCTGAGAAGCTACTAGTTCCGCTAACTGAAGGAGGAATGTACTTCTTCCAGTTATTTCCACCTTTTCGGATTCCATATACCGCTGCATCTTCAACATAAGTTGAGGTGTAACCCGTATAACTTCGTCCGTCCATAGTGAATTGGAAACCTTCGTTTGAACCTTCGCTAGTCACGCTTGAAAGGCGACCAGTTCGATCCAATACTTCACGACCAATTTTCGTTGATTCGTAGTTCAACCAAACGCCATCACTGGCAATCAAGCAGTCAATGTATTGACCGTACTTGTTTTTAGCTGCGTGGAACCTACGCAAATATTGTCGAAGCTTGTGTTCAGTAAGAACACCAACGCTCGATTTCGTGAACGATTTAAACTCTGGGTGTTGTGACACATCAATTTGATTGGCTTGATCACGGTCAGCACCCATAAGATAAAGGTTATTTTCACCCGAAGCACCTGATTTTAACCAACTGTTAACACCAGCAAAACCTGTTGCTGTAGCGGAGCCAACGGAACCTGCATAGAGGATCCAGTCATCATCTGCTACTGTTTCGTGTGTAGTTGCGTCAAATGTATCAGTGAGTGAAACCAATCTAACTGTTGAAGTTAATTCGTCAACATAGTCAACGTATACTTCTACACGATTTGCTTGAGCACCATCGGTGGAGTTTTTCCAACCATCAGTTGCATTAGCAATATCGGGAGCACTAGCTACATTATCCAAAATATCTAGACGTTGACCAACATAGAAGCGGTCAATCGCATAGTTAGTCGGGGTAAATGCACAGTAATAAACGGCTATACCGTCTACTGTTCCATCAGAAAGAACTGTATCTTTGATTTGACAAATTGCATATTCATCGTTTTGATTAACATACCAATAGTTACAGAGTGTGTGAGCTATATTACGACCAAAGCCTTCGAGTTTGGGAGCAATGATCTCACCAATAAAGGCGGGAGTTGCTTCTGCCTGAAGCTCACCAAGGGTAAACATGATGTTAGACATCATGGAACGCATACCAACACCGAGACGGTAGGGCATAGCGTTTGGACCCAAGGTAGGATCTGGCCAAACTTCGTTTAAGCTTTGTGTATATAGACGATTGCCCGGTTGGGCTGTTGCGTCACCATAAAGAGTGAGATCTCCTCTTGGAGCACCTTGTTCAAGCACACCTGCCATTGAACCCATAAATACTTTAAGTATTTTTAAGTCACGACCGAGTGCGTCAACAGGTCCGACCCCTTGACTTGTCGAGATAAGATCTCGCCAAATAGGATCTAAACCAGGAAGGAAAATCTCAATATTCTTATTGATGACTTCTTCGATACGCTCTTCATGTCTATTGAAGAGTGAATTATCTACTGCTGTCATCTTGAGATTCCTTTAATCTTAAGCTTTCGATTCTCCCCCAGTATCTTGAGCACCTCGTAGTAAATGGTCAAGAGTGTATTCACGGGCTTTGACATTAATGTCGCCCATGTTGTCACCTTTTTCATACTTAGGAGGTTCAACTGGAGGTTTATTAAATAAACTATCACTGTCTGTTGCTGTTTCCGGTGACCTTTGAATTTTATCAGGGTCTCCGATTACCGAACGGAATTTATCATACACTAATTGCGCTGCTTTACTAGCCTCCTCAGCAAACCAAGCAGGGCTGTAACTCTCGCCACCTGCTCTTCGCCTTCTAAGACCTTCTAAAGTAGCGTTTTCTACCTCGTTTTTAAGGACTCCTTGTCTATTTTCTCCCCCACTCCCTATAGACATGAGCTTCTGTATATATTCATTGTTTGTTAGTGTTGTATCAATAGCGGTAGAAAGTTCTTTCTTCATCATGTCTGCACCCAGACGATGTTGTCTTTCTTCTATTTCGTGCATTCGGTTGTTTTCTTGTTCTCTCATGGCTGTTTCCTGTTGGTATTGTTGGTAGTAATCTTCATTTTGGGGAATTTCTTCTTCTTGAGCCACGGGAGCTGGCTGTTCATAAACGGGTTGTTCTGCAGGTTGATCTGTCTCTACATCTTGACTCCAATTAACATACTCATTAATCTCTTCTGGAGTATATCCTTCTTGACTCATAAGGTATCTAACTGAGATCTCGCGATCTTCATCGCTATGCTGGCCAGAAGAAATCAAAGTTTTAGCATGTTCATTATACTCTTTTAATTTCGTAGCCTCATCTCTAGAGGTTAATAAATCTCTAACTGAAATTTCTTCTCCATCCACTTTAACTGTGGAATCTAAGTCTATAGCAGGTTCTGCTGCTGGTATATCTGTCTTAGGGGTTTCTTTCGTTGGTTCTTCTGGCATTACATTGCTCCTTGTTGTGGGAATTGCATTGGACCACCTTGGCCCATTTGTTGACTCATTGCTGCTTCCATTGGCGATGGTACACCCTCAGGCATCATAGCACCAGTAGCCTCTAATAGAAACGTCTTTAACTTGATAAACTCATTTTGTACTTCGGGGGTGGCTATTGCCATAATAGGACCTGACATAAAACCAATTAAGATACGAAGTTGGAATTCAGGTCTTGCAGTATGAGGTGTCATTACAATTTGACCTGGTTGTTCCCCATTTCCATAGAGAACAAGACAATTGCGTACAATCATATCGTAAGCAGACTTCTCTTCGTCTAACCAAATAGCAAAGTCCAATCCTTCTTTAAGTACTAAAATTTTAAAAGAATCTGGATCTGTCACCCCTACTTTAAGCATTTCCATTGCTTCTGTCTTACGGGCTATCATAGAACGAGGACTTGTCTCTTTAATAGTTATAGATACATTCTTTAGAGAAGGTAAAGGATTCGTACCCTGAAAGGATACTAAACTCTTTTCAGCATCTATAATTGCCCCTGCTAATTCTAAGTTTAAATCATGTAAGGGTATAGATATTTCATTATCCATTAAGGTTCTAATAGAACCTGCAAGAACAGAACGGTAGCAATCACTAAATGCTTGTTCTACACCTCTACTAGGATTAGTCATAGCCTTATTAATTTGTTCATCAAGGAATGATAGGCCTACCGCAGAATCTACACGACCCTTCTCACGAATGAGGTCTTGTACAGGGTTCATCTTATCTAAGAGATCCTTAGCAAATGCTGCGGTTTTACCTGGAATATCTCCTGAGTTATGAGGATTGATATTAAAAGGTCTAAAGGTTTCAACTACCGGATCAGGCTCGAACGGTAGAACTCTAAGTCCGTTCCCCACATCTCTTAACATAGCACGATCGTTGAATTGACCTTGAGGCATAACGAGAACGCCATACCTATCTGTATCCCTAACATTATTGAATAGGGACTTTAAAAGTTTTTCCATCTCTCTACTAAGACTAAAGAGCAGGTCAAATAGTCCTGCTCCATGAAAGGTTCCGTTCTCTATAAACCTAGAGAATCCAATTGGACAATATACTTCCATGTCTTCGAACTCTTGGTCATGAAGTATGGTTTCTCCACTAGACACGACATATCTTGTTACTGTGTCCCCCGCTCCATAAGTCCATAGTTCTCTAATCTTTACCAATGCAGACTTTGTCTTTTGATTAGGGCTAACAGAACCCTGACTAGTGTCGCTCCAATACTTTAGATTCTTTCCTGCGGCACTTTCGGAGCCAGCCCCAATACTTGCTTCTTCTATCTCTCCAATGTTCTGTTCCCACCACTCCATCTTCTTAAGACTTCCTTTGAGTTTCTTATTGAACATCTCTTCTAGGAATGACAGGGGCACGGTTCGTTGTCTCATTAGCCCTCTAGCCTTAGTATAATCTGCGCCTAAAGATGGGAAAGGAAACAATTCTCGTGGATGGATAATTTCTAAGTCAGCAGTTAAGCCTATAGTAGCGGCATTAGTTATATGACCTGCGATTCCACAAGAACCTAGAGAGGTGAAGATGTGTGCAAACTGAGTCTTGACCCTATCTAGTTGTTCATTAGGAATCACATGGTCCATAACAATCTGTGCGACAGACCGTTCTTTAACGCTGTTTAATGAAATTCCTTTACGAATAACTTTGGGTCGCATGTCGAGGGAGGACAACCGAGCCGAGACCCGATCAATCGCAGACAACATCTCTTGAGACTGGAACTCCATGTTCCCTTCTTCATCTAAGTAGTGGGGGGATAAAGCACCTGAACCGGGATCGAATACGTCAAAGCGTCTAGCACCACATAGGTAGTGCCATGCTAATAGCCACATAATTCTACGATACGAGAGTCGTGATTCCTCACGATCTGCATGTTCGTCAATTACTCTTGCGAGGTCTGCTTTGTTCTTTGGTAGTTTTACGCTGTCTAGTGCCACTTTTAGCCTCTAATTTTTTTGCTGCAATGCCCCTTGGCTCATATCCTTCAGGAGATGTTGCCTTCATTGTAACATCTTGTAGTTTTGATATGTCAGGAATAACTTCAGTAGATTTGTTTTCGGGTTCAAGTTGATAAATAGGATCCCCATCTCGAGGACCTGTTCCATAGTAACATCTCATTATTTTATCGAAAAAAGCCAATGGTACAACCACGCAATTTTTTTGTTCAAACTCGGGTTGGTTTGGTATCATCATTTATACTCCTATCTAGTATGTCTAATATATCAGAAGCAGCAACCTTACTCCAATCAATAGCGTGTGCTGTGTAGGTTCCTGTGTCCGTATCTACAAGTTCTCCGTCTTTTAGCTTCTCTAAGGGCGTTTTGTCGGGAAGGTCTACTTTTCTTATTGTGGACATTCTTCCTCTAATTACAAATTGTGACATAGAAACACAATCTAGCTCATCATCGTGTTGTAATCCACCGTCTCTAGCATCAGGATTAAATTGTTCTACTTGATCTTTCAAACGTCTAAAAGCAGAGTCGTTCTTCCACAAGGGGAACTTAATCTTCTCATGTTCGAATCTCAGAGACAAAGACGCTATCTTCGCTGATTTCTCTAGCATACCCGGATTAAGCTTCTTAATCCCTGGGATATGTTCTATCCCCATCATGTCCTTAGCCTTAGTTCTTACTAATGAGTCTAAAGTATTGTACACCCCTATACCATGTTTAATTGCTTCTATGTGAACAGTGGGTGCTTTCCAGTGATCTGCGAGTTTCATTATCTGTTTGATAAGTTCGTCTTCTCTACACTGAGCACTCCAGATATCTAATATAAACAATTCGTTTTCAGAGTTAATCGACATGACACAAGCAACCTTAAAGTCTGAGTCTGATGTTGCTGTGTATGAAGTATCTGCTGTTATGAATACTCTATTCAATAGGAGGAACTCACACATAAGTTTCTTCTTAAGTTCGTTTCCTGAGTACCAACACATGAGAGTATTACTTCTATGAGGATCTACTTCCATCATCGGGTCTACATCTTCAAGCCACCAACCGTGAGTTTCTTTTTGAAGCACAGGAAAGAACGTGCCTTCTCCTTCACCTGGTCTTGCCATGTACTCAGCAAGGAAGTTAGGTGTGCCAATAATCTCTCGAATCTCTTCAAGAGACACTCTATCCTTAAGTCTAGGGTCTGCATTTTTAATTTCCCTTGTTGCCGGCCACATGTCAGGCCAACAAGAAACAACACTCCCATCGTCTTCTTCATAGGCTACACGAACAATCATTCGTGACCACAGATTAAAACGAGGATCTTGCGCAACGACCTCACCTGTTTTGGTTTGTTGTGTTTGTAATGCATGCCAAGCATAGTGCCTTCTAGACACGAATGTTGCTAACCAATCAACACCACACCCCGCCCGCATGACCATAGGAAGAACCACCTTAAAGAGTAGGTCATCCATATACTGTCGAATCAGATTCATAGAAGTTGAAGCCTTTGGGTCATACTCAGGATCGTCCAAAACATATCTACGAGGACGACCACCCCGTTGTCTAGACTCAGCAGAGATAGCTCGAAGCCAACTACCATTTCTTAGTTGCATCATCTCTGTTCCGAATGGTGCTTCACCTCGTTTAGGAACCATACGATTATCTGGAAACTCGGGATTCCAATCATCATGTAACCTTTGGTTATGTTGGAACTGATCCTTCAATGCTTGACCCGTACCTCTTGCATTATCATTCGTAGATGTTGCGTAAAGGATTGTATACATGGGACGGGTTACCATTCGGAGCAAACATGCTTTACGAACTAAGAATGATTTAGCACTGCCCCGTGGTGCAATACAAATGTTACGGGGTGAGGATGCCCATTGCTTTAAAATATCATAATGGAATATGGGAGTTTCTAGAGGATCATCATCATAGAAGAGAGGGTTAAAGTCTATTGCCTCATCTGCATGTAGATAATAAAGATCAAAGAATCTCAGACATGCAGCAAACGCTTCTGCTGTTTCCTTCTCTGTTCTTCCCTTAACAGTCCATAAACTACAAGCATTCGTTCGTGCTTTTCTTTGACCCTCAACTGATAGTTCTGGATAATCAGCAGGTAAAGGATAGAAGGGATTATTATTTGGAGATACCCATATAGCCATTATGGGTTCCGATTAGTAGCTATTTTTATAAAGGTTAGAACACCTATTATCCTCGCTAGGGATCTAGCAAGTGTTTCTCCGTCTGCACCGCAAAAAGATTCATTTTCTAACTCTTCAATTACAGGTATAAGAGCATCATGTAGTTTTAAATCTTTATCAAAGATTGTTGATTGTAATTCTTTGAATAAAGAATTGAATCCTTTACTCCAATCCTCTACATCATAGATTCCCACATCCTGGATCGATGGAGCTGATTCTTGGATTAGTTCCATCATCTCCATCGTTCGGAGTATCCCCACCGCCTTCTTTGCTTTCAAGCTTAACTTCTTCTTCTTTGGTTTCTCTGCTACCACTGTCGAGGGGGCAGAGGATTTCGTGCTTTTGCTTGATTTCTTTTTGGTCGTTGATTTCGCCATTTTGATTCCTCAGGTTTGTCAGTAAAGTTGAAGACGACATTGTACGACTTACGTTAGAGTCAGGTACTGTCTCCGTTTGTGTCACATTTCCTATCATACCATTTGCGGAGACAATCTCCTTCATTACACCACGAAATTGTCTAAGTGCTGGTAAACTAACTTTAGGGTCGGGGTCTCTTACATGTTGAATGATAGTATTCAACTCCTCCATCACATCAAAGGTGGAGGCTTTGATGGCTGCGGCGGCTCCATCTAAACCGTAAAAGGAAGTGATTACTTCCTCAGAGGTTACTTTCTGGATCGTCCCCTGTGTCGGGTTCTTCATTAGGTTCTTCTTCGCCATATATGTCTAGTATACTGCCTGGTCGCTTGGTTGTGTCACCAAAGACACGAATTGATTTCTTGGTATGTTTTTCCTGAAACTCTTCCGTTAGTTCTGCTATCCCTGCCCGAGCCATTCGTTCAGCTGCAATCCGAGCTGCGGTCTTAGTCTCGCTAGTCATAACCAAGCCCCCAATTGCCTTACACGCAAGTAACTCACAAAGCAAGGGTTCGAGGTTCTTTGCTACATACTGAGGGTTTAACTTAGAAGGTTTCTTCTTACCACTAGCAATAGACTGGCAACCCGACACAAAGAAGTCTGGTTCCCCCACTCTAGTTATCGCTTTAAGTGCTAGCTGAAATGAGTTCATCTCTACATAAGTCGTTTTGCTTATTTCAATTAGAGGCACACCTAACGCACGACAGAAAGCTCTAAACGCCTTCTTGGTGATGTTAGTCCCAAACTCTTTGATGTACCAATCTTCCGAGAGAAGTTTGATACCCGATCCAAATCCTATGTAGAATTGTTCACTCATATTATCTCCAACGGGAAATCATTGAACCCTTATGTCTGGCTGCTTTGTCCTTGGCTTCATATATTGCTTTCATAATCTCATCAGAATCTTCCCCAGTAAGTCCTTCGAAAGCACCCTTGGTTAATGTATCAACCATACCTTTCGCTCCCTTCAAAGCTTCTCCAGGAAATCTTAATGCGGTTCCTGCTAACACACCCATATCCATCCCTGTAGAAGTCATTCCAGGAATCGCATAGTTGCTAGTTACTGAACCCGTTGTATCCATACCTATCATCGCCTTACCTGCATCCGCGAATGCACCACCAATATTCGCTCCTGCCCAGGCATCACTACTAAATAAGTCACCCCAATCCCAAGAATTTCCTCTATGAGAAGCGGCAAGACCTAAGAGTGAAAGTATAAGACCTGCTTTAGCACCACCAGGGTTTTGATTAATTACGTTTCTAACTTTTGTCGTTGCACTTTTAACGCCTTTTGCCGCGGCCATAAGATCTTCTTTAGTGATATTACCACCCGTTGAACCCAGTCTTGTATCTTTACCTTTACCTTTAGGTTTAACATCTTTTTCAATCTCATTTAAAAGGCGGTCTATATCATTCGGTTCAGTGATACCCTCTATTATTTTCTTATTGTGAGCCTCGTCAAACAGGTCATCTTGGACATATTTACGATCAAAGTCTGCGTCTGCCTGTTTAGCTGCATTGATTTCTCTTATTTCTTCTGGGCTAGGTGCATCTAAAAGTTCCTCGGGTGGAATATAATCGCCTGGATCACCTGCATATTCTCTTGTTAGTTCACTATGAGAAGGAGTCTTTCGTTTCCCATCTCCAGAATCCCCGTAACCTGCATTTTCTATTGTCTGTTCCATATGGGTTGGTCCCGCAAGGTCTGCATTTATATCACTTAATACTTTTTTAGTCTTCGCTGCATCTTTAGGAGTCGCATCAAAAGTACGTGGTGGAAGTTCTAATTCAACGGCATCTAACCTTGCCTGAGTTGGAGTCTGAATCTTTCTTTTGAACTCTTCCCACTTCGTTTCGTAATAATCGGTTGCCACTTCAGGAGCTGGAGTTAAATCAACAGTAGGAAGAGTAGTTTTCCTTTTCGCTTCTGCCGCTTTCGCTGCTGCTCTTCGTCTCTTGATACTTTCCGCGTGTCTTTGTTGGTATTCTCTTTGGTGTGCAATTTGCTCGGGAGTAAACTCAGGAACAGGAGCATCTCCACCTGAAACTGATATAGGTCGTCCTTCATACCCAGGAGGACGAGGTACTCCCTTGTACAATTCAGGTGGTAGTTCTATTGGGGTTCTTGGTTTACCTGAAGGATTAATAGTACCACCCGGCATTGTTCTACGCCAATTTAATGGATTCCATTTAGTTCCTCGCTTCCATTTAGTTCCTAACGGTCGAACCTTCGCACTCTTACCACTTGTATCGGTAGGAGCAGGGGCATCTGCCTTTTTCCTGAACCTTCGATTGGAGACAGTTTTACTTAGCTGACGAGCAGTCTCACCCATAAGTCCCAATGTTGTCCACTCCCGTAGCCCCCAAGTGGGATCCTCTACAGTGTTAGATGCAGGGGGACCCGAAATGAACCCTGCTTGTATAGGAGCAATAGCGGCATCCACATCTCTGTTGTCTTGTTGTTGATTATTTAATTCACTTATTATGTGAGCAGGTGGTGGCTCTGGTGGAAGGAGTTGTTCGATATGAGGCAGGAGTTTATCTCTTCCAGAATCGGGAGAGAGGCGTAGTGGTGTGAGTTCTTCTACAGGTTGAGGTTCTTCTACTACGGGAGCTTGGTGCTCTCCCCTTGGTAGTTTAACATTAGTGTTTGCAGGACCATCAGCCACGGGACCACTAGCGGCCCTATCAACTGCATCTTGATACATCTGCTTTTCTTTTTGCTGGCTTACATTACTGTGAACTGTTTGTGTCGCATTTTGAGATACGTCTATTACCTGCTGTCGCAACGCCTCGCCTTGAACATCGTCAGGAGATCCCGCTTCTACACCACCGCCACGAATGCCCGGTTGGATTCTTCCTTCTTTAGCAGGAACACCTTCTTTACCTATACGACTTTCGTGCTGATTTGCCCTATCACTTTTTAATTGATTAATCGCATCATATTCTTCTTGTCGAAGCTTTTTATACCTATCATAGTAGTCTCTCCGAGAAAATCTGTGGCCCCATTTATTTGCTTCTTCTTCTTCTAGTAAAGTATCTATCTTTACTTGATAAGAATCGCTTATATTTTTTTCTGCTTTTCTTCCTTCATCAGACTCTAACCATTCATTTGCTTCCTTAATAGCAGGATCCCTCGCATCCCTAGCTCTTTTGGCCCACCATTCTTTAAGCACCTCATCCGGTTGCCATGACTGTTTTCCTTCTCTACGTTCGTCTGGAGTCCAATTACTATTGGGATCTTGTGCCGGATGCTTACCTGTCCTAAAGAAGTAATCTTTAATGTAGGTAGGGTCATCGTGAGTTATCTGGTATTTTTGCTCATAGATAGTCGCTCCCTTAACATACCCCTTCCTTATTTCTTCTTTTGTTAAAGGTACACTCCTACCCGAAGGAACTCTCATCCCTTTATAAATAATATTATCATGCTCATATTCATAAGTGGGACCCGCAAGCATCGTGTCTTTTTCTTTTTGTCTTTCCTCCCTTATGAACTTACTACCCCGTGTGACAAAGTCCCTTGCCTTATGTGGGTTCAAAAGTTCCTCGGATGTAATAGTGTAAAGATGCTTCACACTTTCAGGTGTTCTTCCCTCCTCAAGATCCTTTTGGCTGATACCACGAAGAGCCATGTTTCTCCTCTTCGCGGCCTCCAACATAGAATCTATCCAACTTTTCTTTTTCTCTCTCTCTTCTTCCCCCTGAAGTAGTTCATCTATGGTATCATCTACCTTGGGTGTTGATTGATTCGTATCCTGACTTGAACTCGAACCTGAATTAGAATTGACTGGGGGATTCACTGTTTGTTGTTCGGGCATAAAGTAAAGGATACACCAATGACGGTTGGAACTCAAGACGCACCACTAACTTCTGTAGAACCTATGAAGGTTGCAGACTCTCTTTTAAGAGGAGTTTTTAGAACACCTTCTGGTAAGCAGGGACTCTGGGCGTTTAGAGGAGACTTTTACCAATGGTACGGGGATTGTTGGGAAAGAAGAGAACAGGAGTGGGTTGAAGATTTATGTTGGAAAGAGTTAGAGGATGCCCACTATCAAGATATGGGTGCAGATGGAATACCTCGTATTCGAAGACTCGCTCCCAACAAACAGAAAATAGATAACATCATTAGAGGATTAGCAGCGAGGGTGAGAATCCCCCACTCTAATATCCCCCTGTGGTTGAAGGACCCGAGTAAGGATGCGGGTAGTGTTATAGCATTTCAGGATGTACTGGTGGATGCGAATACGGGAGAGATCTTAGAGAGAACAGAAGATTGGTTCGATCCTGTAGTTCTACCTGTCAATTACAACTCTGGTGCCGAGTGTCCCCGATGGATGCAATGTTTAAAAGAGTGGGGGAATGATGACCCAGAGTGGAGCATGTTACTGATGAGATGGATGGGGTATTGCCTCATGAATCATAGGAGACACGCACGATGGCTCCTCATGTATGGAAAGGTAAGAAGTGGCAAAGGCACTATTGGTAAGGTATTACAAACACTATTAGGCCATGATGCGTTTATGAATAGTAGTCTAGACGATTTGTCTAACGACTTTGGGTTAGATGGGTTAGAGCATTCTAGAGTCCTATGTATTAGTGAGGTAAGTGAGTTGGATGGGAGAGAAGGAGAGAAAGCAACAAGAGTGTTGAAGAACATCATTGGACAAGACCCCGTCACTGTTAATGTTAAATACAAGAGACAGATGAGGAACATGATAATCAATGCCGCGCCTATCGTGCAAGCGAACGAGATTCCCACCCTACCTAATAAGGGGAGGGGTCTAAGTAGTAAGATGTTAGTGTTACCGTTCGATGTTAGCTTTGAAGGGAAAGAAGACCCCTATCTAATTGATAAGTTATTAGGAGAGTTAGAAGGAATCGCTGCATGGGCTGTACAGGGAGCAATAGATTTAGAAGCGGAAGATGATAGGTTCCCCCTTCCTAGTAGAGCAGGTGATGCGGTTCAAATGTACCACTTACAAAATAACCCATTCGATTACTTCTTAGAAGAAAGATTTATCAGAAAAGAAACCGGATTTATCGCAACAGACTTGTTATGGTTGCAATGGAAAGATTGGTTGAAAACGAACTCGATACGAAATCTACATGTCGCACGAAATCAATTATCGATAAAGATAGAAACACAGAGTAGTTGGGTGTTGCGTAGACACCGACCGCACGGGGGAAAACGAGGTTTAAAAGGATTAAGTCTTCGTAAAAGTTTTGAAGACTTGTCATAACAGGAAAGGAATACGATAATGGAAGTATTAGAACCGTGGGTAGAAGGTGCTTGTATCTCTCTACTCCAACACATGTTTATGAAAAAGGATGTACATTCCCCGTTAGAGGCAGACCTAGAAGAACTCTGGGCTCATCTGAAGGTTCGCTATAAAGATGGAGATGAGATGGTCGATAACGAAGGTCTGATTTGGGATGTATGGAAGAAGGATCAAGGGTTTGCTCTGTATTGCACAGAGACTAAAAAGGCTATTGAGGTACCTCGTCCCGAGTCTTTAGGTGGATAGCCATAGACTTCCTGTGCGCATGCCAAGTCTCATTTCGTTTACGTTGTGTGAGTTGTGACGGGTGCCGTCTATAGATATATAGATATTCATCGATGAATTGCCAGTTGTCGTAGTGTTTTAGAGCTCGAAAATTCCAATCTCCATCCTCTGCGGTTTCCATTTCCTCGTTGAATCCCCCCACTCTATCATAAACCTCTTTCATCGCTACGATTGAGGCGTTTACAGGGTTCCCTTTGTTGCTTCCCCCCCAATAAAGAGAGGGATTCATTTTTCCGCTGCAGTCAGGGTTCCCGAAGTCGTTGTGGTTCCGAACTTTAGGGGAGTTTTTCCATTTCTCGCCCTTGAACCGCAACATCCTGCAAGTTACCAGAGGTTCTGGGTTTTTTAGCAACATATTCACCGATTTTTCTATTCGAGTGGGATCTTGGTAGTCATCAGAGTCCATCCGAGCTATGATTTCCCCGCAGCAGAGGTCTAAACAGCGATTTCTAGCGTTTGCGACCCCCTTATGACCGCTTGAACCTACAATTATTCGATAATCGTTGAAGGATTTAATGACTTCCATCGTATTATCGGTGGATCCGTCATCCCAAATGATGAGTTCCCACTTATTGTAGGTTTGTTCGATGCATGATTGGATGGCTTCCTCTATGTAGAGGCCTGTATTGTAGGCCGGCATGCAAATAGAGACTAAAGGAGAGGACATAAGAAGAGTGTACCATGGTTGAACCGGTTTAGGTACCACATTACAACTTCCTTTTTAGGTCAGAAACCCATTTTGTACCGGGTGTAGGACATGTACCGCACCTTTCTGTACTCTTTATATATAATATTACCTACGCAATAGTTAGAAAATATGTGGTACATGCGGTTCAAGTGGTACAAACCGCCTTTAAAGTACCTAGAGTGGGGAAAAGCAAGAGCCCATATGTGGTACATACCCGGTACATACCCGGTTCAAAAGTATAAAAGTGAAAAATTCCTAGACAGAATCGGTCTTTCGTATAGTAAACTCAAATCAACCGAGGGGGCGATGGGGGTACCTAGTTCTTAAAAGGGAAGGTCTCCAGTGGTTCTACTCGGATACGTACCGCAATTTACTTCGGAGTCTGCTTCGGAGGCGGGAGCCGAGAGAAAAACACAGATATCTACACGAGTTCACCACAACACAACTACCTCAGTTATTTATACCATCATTTTGCAAGTGGGGTGCAAACCGACCCTCGCGGCGAGGGCTCCCTCGCGGACTCGGTCGGGGCAAGCCCTCGGTTGTGCACCTATCGTTGTTTAGGTATTTTTTCTTTTCTTTAACGTCAACACTGTGGGTGTGCGCCAGAACATAACGGAGCACACTCACAGTAGTTGATACTAACCCTTTTATTGGAGACCAATATCATGACTAAAACACAAACATCCCAAGTTCTTGTAATACCCGATTGCAACTTTGACGAAATCAGAGTACGTGGCTGCATCGTCTCAGCATCAAAAGCAGGTCTTACAAAAGACTACGGTTTTGATACTCTCACCATACCTTGGAGTGAATTCCAAATATGGGCATTCGCTGCAACTGCTGACAAACCCGCTTGGAACCCCGTATCCATATTCAAGGGTAAAATGCAATATAAAGTTGCATTCAGCGCAGGTAAGTTTACTTGTACCAACATCCGTGTATTCAGCGAAGCAGACAAATTCATGGCAGAAGTACCAAAAGAACTCTTCATGTATATTGCAAAATGTCTCGGAATGGGAAACAAAGTTGCAGAGTGGGAAGCCACAGCAACTGAGTACACACCCGCTACCCAAAACAACAGTGAGAGCAACGACTCAACTGACGATGAATTCTAAACTCCTCTAAAGTCATACGACTACTGTGTACCTGCAACCAACACCTGCTAGCGGTATACAGTAGTCGTAGACTTTTTTTTGCAATCGAGAAGAGCAGCAACACTGAGATTGAAATTGATACAAATTCAACTGAACCGGGGCAATCGAGGAGGAAACGAGATAGAAATTGATACTTATTACAACCTTAACTCAAACTTAAACAAACACATTAATTTATTAAATACCCTTTACATCAATAGTTGTTAACCAAAGATAACAGTGCTTGACGGATGTAGAGGGTATTTTTTTTTGTGTAAGGAGTATTTCAAATGAAACTAATAGTTCATTTAATTAAATCGTTGTGGGCAACACTGAAAGACCCACATTTACTATCATCCAAACCTCATCATGGTGAATGGGAAGATGAAAGCATCTATGACCCTAACCATCCAAATAATTGGGGAGATAATCATGACTACAAAGATATATGAAGCAACACGCGCACACCATTTTATACAGAAATTGAAAGTATTAATTGGTAACGCTCGAGTGAAAGAACACGAAACTAAAGAGGCAATTGACGAAATAGAGTCATTTGTCAATCACATTCTCAAAGAACTTGCGAAGGAGCAACAAGATGACACAAACACCGTGTAGTCAAGGATGGCATGGCAAAGTTTTAATGCCTGATGGTAGAGTAATAACAAGAAGAGCATGGCTTATAGAAACATATGGGCTACATTCATATTGTTATTCTTTAATCAAGAAAGCATATTATTGGATACAGAACAAAATGGCTCGTACAGCATTTGAGTTCAATTTAGAACAAGCAGGGTATCCAATACAAGGACGAACACAAGAAGCAATGAACGACATGAACTACTACTATCTTAAATTAAGGAGTTTAAAATGAGTAGATACGAAGTACAAATCCCGTTAGATACTAATGAAGACACATTTGCATATGGATATGACCGTCCAATGCAAACATACTTTTGGCAAACATTTGATGAAGATGGTGAATGCCTTGTAGATGAAGGTGGCTTACAACCACGCACAGGTGTTGACCTAATCATGGCAATAGAAAAGTATGGTGTTAAAGACATAGTGAATCCTGCTCACATACAACTAGCAGGTCTGGACTTACCAATTGAGTGAGTTCAGCAATGGTGTCCCGTCTCCCCGCTCGGTCTTTGTGCCCGAGCGGGGGACGGTTCACTATATTCACATAAACATAAAAGAAAGGACTCAAGGATGAGTAAATCAGGTAAATGGAGTGCCATACAACAAATAGATAGTATGCAATTTGCAAACTGTCCTATGCAATGGGACAATGAATTCCATTGGGAAAGGGATCAGAATCCAGCAGCATGGAGGAGTAAAGACCATTGGAAGTGGGTCAAAGCAGGTCACATACCTGGAGAGAAAAGAATACATAACTTCTATCGAGATAGTGATACAAACACGGTAGATGACTTCTATGTTGAGAAGGAAATTATACTCGGAAGAGTAATAGAGTCTAAATCACTCAATTATTCAGGATGGAGCATAGTGTTACGAACAGTAATACGATGGGAAGAAAGAGAAATGAGGAAGAATCGTATTGTTGTTCGTCACACAAAAGCAACAACATTCACTAACAATAAACCACTAGACCTACAACAATGGGAGCAAACACATGGGACTCGTAAACGAAATGTTCAACACAGTAGAAACAATGTACGAAGAAGGACTAGATAAGAACACAATATGGGAAAGACTAAATAACAGTACAATTAATGACACACAATTAGATACACTTATATCAATACTCGAAGAAGAAGATAAAGAATACTTCAAAGGCATAATAAATAAAATCTTTATTGAAATTGGAAAGTCAAGTCCCACTTTAGAAGATGATATTGCTAGAGCACAACCTAATCAAACTAATGACAGGTGCAACCCTGCAGACTGGCAACAACCAAGGAGGAGCCAATGAACTACGAACAACACAACGAAACCTTCCATTATGAAATGGAAGTACTCAAGAACAGCTTATCTGACCCTGACATTACTTGTATACCTGTAGAACACATAAATAAAATGTGGTCTGCAACCAACACATTAATGACAGAACTAGATCAACTAGAAGTAATGGGAACAAATATACCATCTCTTACGATAGCAGCACTTAAAATAAGAGCATTAATATTTATAATCCCTGAACAACTCAACATCGAAAACAAAGCCAAGGAGGTCCAACATGACAATTATGATGCATAAAGGTTCAAAATCAGTAAACAGAGAACTACTAAGTATTTACAAAGAACCAGAGACAACAAGAACATACACACCTATTAGACATGATGAAGTAATAGATATGGTCGAAGATACATTAGGAATATTAGATTATAAAATTGGCGATTTAAATTGTATAGTTAATAAAGAAGGTAAAACATCAAAAGAAGGCGACCGGATGATGACATCATTCACTGTAAAGAGCCAAAAATTGCCCATGAATAATGATTATGCTTTTAAAATGGCAGTAGTAAATAGTTATGATAAATCATTCTCTCTTAAATATTTAATGGGATTAGAAGTATTTGCATGTACTAATGGAATGTGGGATGCAACAGAAAATGTTAACTGTAAACACACTACTAATCTTATTGGAAAAGCAAAGACTAAATTAAGAGATGTAGTAATGGACCTACAAACCATCCATAAAAACACTATAAATGGCTATGAAGGCATGAAAAAGATGGATTTTAGTTGTAATAAAGAAGTAAGTGACTTCATCATTCGAACCTGCAAACATAAAATCATAGGTTCACATGATATACTCCCAATCTTAGAACAATGGGAGAATCCAGACTACACTGAATTCAAAGACCGTAATGGATGTTCTCTATTCAATGCATACACATCACATTTAAGAAAGAACAATCCTTTCACCCTATCAGATAAAACCCAAGCACTAAGAAAGTACATAGATGACTACAAACATACAAGCAACGGTACAACAATTAATGTTCGACATAATGAACTCGAAACAATCCCTACAGAAGCTAGAACAAACATCTGGTAAAATCAAAGAAGAGATATCCTTACTTGAACTTGAACTTATACAGTTATTAAATGAAAATGATCTACTTGAACGATACCTAGACTCAGAGATAGATACTCAAGGACTCAACAGTATAGAAATTGAAGAACTATTTCTTGATGGTATAAAGTATGACAATAATGTAAATGCAATGTTTAAAGATGCACGGTCTGCAGCAAAGATGCTAGGACTACCAATTAACTAGTTTGCTTATACTCAACCCGTGATTCAGAGTATAAAAGAATCCACCACGTATCCTCGGTGTAAAACTTTGGGATCGAGTGATGGGCGTAACCCATCTACAATCTAATAATACTTATGTGATGACACAAGGTCGTATGGTTACTCATAAGAACAACAGCATTTAATTGTGCATATAAGTATTAAGGGAGTAGTATGGGTCTCCGCCGGTAACCAAGATAGAGCTGAGACGCTTGGACACTACTTACTCCCTACCATCAGACGCTCCTTCGTCTGGTTTAGGGTCGGGTCTTCGAGAGGAGTCTCGACCTTTTAAAGGATTAGGAAACATTTCGTTCATCCTCTTCCTTCGTTTTTCACATTTAGAGCAAGTTTTGATACCAACGGCATTAGTGAGTCGTTTAATAATGTCCCCCAAACCCTCTAATTTTCCTTTCTCACTATCCATAAGGAGATCTCCTATCTATAATACAATTATGTTTGAACACGACCATTTTGACTTTGAAGCCTACAACATTGATATATCTTACATCAAAAATTCTGATAAGGTATGTTGGCAGTATACCAAATATCCTCCTGACGATGAAGGAGAGGAAAATTGGATTCAAGCAACAGAAGATTTATTCTGTAAACTATCTACAACTACAGAAGCATTAGCAGTAGCATCAGATTGGGTACACTTACCCATTCTTAAGCCTTCTAACATACTAGAATGGCAATATAGACTATCAGCATTATTTGATGGTGGAGTAGGATTCTTATTCACAGACACACCCGAAGGTGAAGTACCAATACCATTAGCATTACCTGACTTGAAAGATCACATTGGATTTAGAGTACATACAACTGCATGGGATACATCCAGATTTGATCGATCAATAAGAACACTGCGGATGACTAATCACCTTCGTGACCTAATCAACTAATCCCCCACTACAACACAAGGAGAATTGTCATGCCTAATTGGTGTCACAATCGCGTTATAATCAGTCTTTACGATATGTCTCATAAAGAACGCAAAAAGTTTAGAAAGGAGATAGGAATAAGTATGGGAGATGATGCGGAATTTTCTTTCCAAAACATATTGCCATGCCCTCAAGAGTTACGAGATCATTCATCAGGAAGCTTCTGTACTGAAGAAGAATATGCTGATCAAGAACCATGTAAATTTGATGGTTCAAAACAAATGACTAAGAAAATGGCTAAAGAATTTTTAGAAAAGTTTGGTGCTAAAGATTGGTACAATTGGTGTAATAATAATTGGGGTACCAAGTGGGATCCAAATAGTACAGATTTTGATCAGAATGAAGAAGATGAAATACAAGTAAACTTCGATACTGCGTGGGGTCCAGCCGAAGGAATCTATACTTATCTTCTTGAAACATATCCCAAACTATCTATATCTTGGTTCTACGATGAGCCCGGAATGGGATTTGCAGGTTACTTACCAGATTAAAGGAAAACACATGAAAGATTATTACGAACAGTTAGTAGGAGCTACTATAACTAAATACGAGGAGATAAATGATGAGCATGCGCTTGACCCATTTCCTTGTTTTCACATGACTCTTAAAGGAGGTGCTAAAATTAAAGTAGAAGTCAGCGCAGACGAAGAAGGCAATGGGGGAGGATTTTTATTCATCGGACCCGAAACAACAGGAGCAGGAACATGACAACTAAAGTTAAACCCGAAATAGTAACAGAAGAACACCTTGAATATCTTGATGACCTACGAGAGAGTGGGGAGACAAACATGTTTGGAGCACCAGCATATATAGAAGATGATTTTGGTGTAACAAAGAAAGAAGCTCGAGAGATAACATCCTATTGGATGGCAACATTCGAGGAAAGACAAAATGGCAACGATTGAACTATCACATAGAGAACTAATATTATTAAACTTCTGTTTAGCAGCGGCAGGCTTCATAGCAGAACGAGATGAAGTTGGGGATCTAAAACACAAAGTAAATTTGCTATCTAGCAAAATTCAGAACACAATTGACAACAATTACAACGATAGAAAGGACGATAACGATGGGACTTGACCAATTTGCAGGATCAGCACCAGAGGGTGCAATTATAAATCAAGAATTAGAATGGAATGCAGAATTTACATGGAGAAAACATCCAAACCTACAAGGATGGATGGAGGCACTATGGAAATCAAAAGGATTAAGTACAACAGGTGACTGGAATGAATTCAACTGTAATCCTGTAGAACTTTCAGAAGAAGATATTACATGTCTAAGAATGGACATCGAATCACAAGATTTACCTAAAACTTCAGGTTTCTTCTTTGGAGAAAACTCTGATAAAGAGTACAAAGATCAAGACCTAGAATTTTGTAAATGGGCTCTTAAAGAGTTAAAAGAAGGAAACAAAGTCATTTATGACTCTTGGTGGTAGAATAATGGGAACACCAATAACATGCAAAGTTGATTACGGAAAACCAGCTGAAGGAGAGCCCAACATAACGGGCTCTCTTGATGTAATATGGAACCACAGAACTGGAGAACCTACAGATGTAGTAGGATTCGAGATATTCTTAGAACACAATGGAGATTCCCTATGTTTTCAATCAGCAGTACAACACACTGGAAACAGCGAAGTACTAACAGAGTTAGAAGATATACTAGGAGAATCTCTAGTAGATGCAGCGAGGAATCATTGTAATCATGAACCCCCAACAGACGGAACTTTGGAAGAACAACAAGATTATCAAAAACTATGGGACGATTTCTATCCCCCGATTCCCAGAGGCTAAATCATTTTGTGACCGCTGCGAACTACATGAACAAGCACATCATGTAGGAATAGCAACGGAATGGTTTGCAGGTATGTGGGGAACCCTGGAAACTAGAGCAGATAGAAATCTTCCAACAATACTTATAATTGGACAGAATCCTGGGTGGCATGAGGACAAAGCTGGTAAACCTTTCGTAGGTCGAAGCGGTGATGTCCTTAAGAAATCATATCTAGAAGGCATACAATTATCTAAAAGAGCAAACTTATGGCTCAGTAATGGGGTACGATGCCACACAACAAATAATCAAGTACCAAAACCAAAACACTATAGAGAATGTAATCAACACCTAATCGAAGACTTGAAGATACTTATACCAGATTTAGTATTAACACTTGGAGCACCAGCAACAACATCATTTTATAAAAACATACTTGGAATCACAAAAATATCATTAAAGAAGTCATTCACAATGAACGGAAACCTGTATACTCCCGATGATCACAGACTTGGATATGATTTTCAATTTAATATGTTTAGTACATATCACCCAGCTGCAGTAATGAGAAACGGAAATCTAATAAATAGTGTACACTCTCACATGCAACTAATAAGCGACTGTATAGACGGCACAATGGCATCACCATCAACACCAGAGATAATACCCACAAGAAGTCCAAATGAATCTTAGAGACCATCCCGAAGTACAAATACTATTATCAGAAATTGACAGTTTATTACTTCAAAAAGAAGAAATGCTTGAACTTATAGAAACAGTAACAGATCAAATAATTAGAATGAAACTAGATTATAATCGAATGTCTAAATATATATCTCATTTCAAAGACCCTCCGGTTATAGTAAAACCCCCCACTCTAAGAATAGAGGATATTGCGGACACAGTTGCCTCAATTGAAGCCTTCATGGAATATGAAGACGACCTAGAGAAAATTGAATAGGAAACACAATGGACACACAAATCATTAGCCTCGATATTGAAACTTACGGTGCAGTCGAGGAAGGGATAAGAGGTAATCTCTTACCAAAACAAACCGTATTTCACCCTGCTAAGTCTATGCATACAGATGGCGTAGACTTGAGCGACTTAATCATTACAGCCTCAATTACATTAGTTAAGGAAGACCAATGTTGTACAGCGACTCAGACAGAGCTTTGGATCGAGCAGGACAAGAAGCTCACAAAATCACAGACAAAGACCTCCGACACCTTGCAATCACAATCGTGTCAATTGGAGGAGCGATTACTTCCAAACTTGAAGAACTTGAAACCACAGCAATCAATGGTATTCGATCTAGCGGATACACTGGATAGAGAGAGATTAAGAAAATGGTTGAGATATTCAACCACAATAGTAGGAATGAACCTACCATTCGATATCCAATACTTAAGAAAAGATCCATACTTTAAATTCGAACTAGAAAACCAGTTATTAATAGACCTCTCAATCGTAAACTACCTCCATGATGAAACAAGACCAGAAAAGAGCTTAAAGAACCTAGGTCCAATACTTCGGACACATGCATATACTAGCACATTAAAAGAAGAACGATTCAAAACAGCAAGAGACAAAGAACTCTACAACTATAATGCACAAGACACACACAATACAATACTAGCAGTTAGAGAACTCGCCCGGAGAATCGAAAACGATTTTCCCAACAGCGATAAACTATCTGTATTCTGTATTGAATTCTACAGTGACCTGCTTTGGACAATCATTCGAATGTCTGAGGCAGGAATCTGTATGAATAAAAAAGAATTAGAAAAATTAGAAGACACACTAACAGTTATGTGCAAAGAAGCGAACGACCGAGCAACCGAGACGGGATACCCGCTCGAGGGCGAAGGGAGTGGGGTGGCAAAGCAACAACTCATGGACGATGCAATCAACTTGATAGGAGATCGGATAAGAAATGAGATGGAACTCACACCAGCTAAAGGACTTGTAAGTTTCACGGAGGGTAATAGAAATAAACTACAAAATGCATTAAGGGGGGATATAGAAGGAAAAAGATGGGAACTAACAAAAGTATTCGATGCAGCAAAGATACATGCAGGTGCTCAAAAGATAATAAGCAGTTATACATACCCCTTACTAAGACATAGAAGAAATAAGCCTATAGACTGCTCATCTTGTATAGTACCTATCAATGGTCATCATATAGCGTACCCCACATGGTATGCTATACCCACAACTGCAAAGAATAATGCAGGTGGTGAGGGTGGTACCCTGCAAGGGCGTATCACCTGTAAGAAGCCATCTGCACAGACCTTTCCACCTCAAATCAAAAAGTGTATAACTAGTAGATTCAAAGAAGGTAAAGTGATATCAATGGACTTGTCACAGATAGAGTTGCGTGTAGCAGGACTACTATCTGGAGACAAAGCATTCATTAATGCTTACCAAAACGGTGAAGACCTACACGAACAACGAGCAAGACAATGTTTTAATGATGTAGATGAAAACTTTCATGCTCGTAGACAAGCAGCAAAGATGATTAACTTCGCAGATCTATTCCGTGCAGGAGCAACAACCATGCAGAAGCAGTTACTTGCAATGACAGGAATGGAATTCAAACTCGTCTTTCTTCAAAAGATTGTAGGAACACGTAGACAACATAGACCTCAACTGTGGGCGTTTCAAAATGAATTGATAATGGAAGCGAACGCCTCCGGAAGAGTATCATTACCGTTTACAGGTCAATCTAGATATTTTATGGGAGGTGAAAAGTATGAAGTAAATGAAATAGTAAATTTTCCAATTCAAACAACAGCAAGTAACACACTTTTAAGTATTCAATCATATATACACAAAGGTATGGCTAGTATGAACGCTAAGAACCCCGATATACTTATGTTCTTAAATGTTTACGATGCCATCTATTTTGATGTAAGAAACAAAGAATCAGAAGATAATATAAAATATTTAGTGGAAAAAGCAGTAGAATATGTACAGAATGAAGGGTATTGGGGTATGATTTCCGAACATTACGGTAATGAAATACCCTTGGAGTATGATTGGTCATGAATAAAGAAAGAATAAAATTATTATTAAATGAAGGATATAGCATAAAAGAAGTAGCAAATGAATTAAATGTTGATTCTAAAAGTTTATACCACATAGCTAAAAAGTATAATTTACCCTATAACGCACCTATTAAAGATGGTGGTCCGAAAGAGAAGAGAATCTATCGACTATCCAATTCTGGTTTTTCAGATGCAGATATAGGAAGAATATTTAAAATTTCACCTAAAATCGTTAGAAAAATTATAGAGAAACATTCTAAATAATGAAGATGGAGTGGACTATCATTCAAGACACACGGGAGAAAAAGCCCCTAAAGTTCCCTGCGAACTTAAAGGTTTTGAATGATAATTTCCCTCCTCCCAAGCAACGGATGGTCACTGTAAGACTTCACACTTTACAGGAAAAGTTAGAAGCTGGTGACTATCTGTTGCAAGGATATGAGGGTAACACTATAATTGAACGCAAAGGTAGTCTTCGTGAGATTGCTAAAAATTGCCTAAACGAGAAAGATAGAACTCGATTCGTAAAGGCATTGAAAAAGTTGAGTGAGGCGTGTGAACACCCCATTTTAATGTTAGAAGGTACACCCCTCCAAATGGAGAGACCATCAAAACATGTACCTAATCCTGGAGTGGCAATAGATGCCCTCATGAGACTGATAAGAGAGTATAATGTAGAACTGATGTTATTACCCGGAACAACTTACTCACACCGAAGAGCCTGTGCCATCTGGGTAGCACGGCTTCTAATTGCTGGAGCAGTTACAAATGGCAAAATTTAACAACGCATTCATATTTGATGAACCTGCTATAGGATCATCAGCATCTTCATGGGGTTCGAACATCTTCGTAATGCACGAAACCACAGAAACAGATGACACTAAATGGAACGAACCTCATCTATTAGCCTCAAGTTACAATGACCAAGCAGGTGTCCTTACAAATACAAACTCAATAGAGGTTATCGTTCCTTCTGCAGGATTGAACCTAGAACTTTATATTGCTACTGATACAGCAGCAGATGAACTTATAGAACTTGGAGTATTTGGTAAGACACCTGTACAATCAAAAACCACCGGTTTAGCCCGTAGATGGCCTGGGGATATAGACTCCACTAACTATGCGCAACCTGATGATATGTGGGTTCCATTACAAAATATGGATAGAGTTGATACAGCACGAATTGGTCCTTCGGCTTCTCAACAGTTGACAGATCAAGTTGCATGGATAACTATGGCTATGGATGCAGCTGGACCTGCCTTGAAATATGATGATGGAGGAGGAAATACTGATAGTGTTTGGTTTTTAAGTAAAAGAGCAGGTGTGTATCTTGCTGGATGTACAAGTGTAATCGTTGGAGTAAAAGATGGTAGTTCCGTATCAAACGGTATGATCCTCGGAAGGTTTGTAGGATAATGGCAAAGAAAACTGAAAAGAAAAATAAATCAAAAAAAACAGCAGGTATGGGACGAAAGAGACCCAAAGGTAAAAAGTCTAAAGGAATATCCGCTGCCGGTGGCAAATAAATCATGCCAGAAAATGGGTGGGATGAGTATCGCAAACTCGTTATCCTTGAACTAAAGCGGAATGGTAATCGTCTAGAGAAGGTAGAGAGAAGATTGAACTCTATCGATAGACATATTACAGATATGAAAGCTAAGATGTACATGGCATCAACCATTTCTGCTATCATTTTCTCAGGTATGATTACTCTCGTTCTTAAATTTGTATGAAAAAACTACTACTAATTACCTTCTCTCTTCTTGGAGGATGTGGGGCGATAGACTCTATCTTTCACACCTCACCAAGTACCTATGACCTCGAGTCAAGTGTTACTAGTGCAGCATCTTCCATAAGTAATAACCTCTCAATGCTTAGCGGCATTGGGGGGATTTCAATTCTCGGGGGAATCGTATTACTTGTAGTTAGTGCAGGACGTAAAGGTTGGTGGCCTATCCTTGGTGGGATAGGTCTCATCTTTATAAATACATTACTACAAGAATACTTTCATTATATAGCACTCCCGATCATCGTAGCATCAGGAGTAATCTCTTCGTTGTGGGCGATCAAGGCACTTGGTCAAGCCCGTATAGTCAAACTCAAAAAGGAAATAACCAAATGAGTAAAGAATGTTGTGCAAGTGATATTGTTGATACTACCCTAAATAAGGTTGGTATCACTCGTAGTCTACTTATTACCTTAGCATTACTCCCATTCGCATGGGACGGTGTTAACTGGGCAGGTGGAGCAGTTCGTGAACTTTGGAATCTTATCGCAAGCGTATAAGGAATCGTCACATGGAAAATTTATGGATGTCAGCAGTCGCATGCATAGTCTCATTTATATGTGGTATGTGGCTCAAAGATAGAATTTTATCTTGGATTAGTCGAGGGTAATTCATTAACACAGGAGATTAGTTATGCCCCCAGAAATAGAAAACGTACCTGTTCCCACAGGACGTGGGCAAGATGCCCAAAGGTGGATGGAGTATCACGGTTACGTTGATACGACTCCTTCCATTCGTTCTTCAGACTATGAAGGGGTTTTACACTGTCCCTTTCAATACTATCTTGGCAGAAGGTTAGGACTTGTTCCTGTCCTTCGTTGGTCAAAAGCATTAAGTCGTGGCTCTTGGTTTCACAAGAGACTAGAGCTTTATAGAGATAACTCTACTATGGCTCTAGAAATTATGAATGCAATGCTTGATGATCGCATAGATGAACTCGAAGAAATTTGTAATCGAATCGGAATTAAAGGCGAATCAAAAGACAATATAAAAGAAAGAGAACGGAGGGACTTTTGGTGTGCTCTAGGTTGGTATGAAACTGCCATGAATTTAGATACACACCAGAAGATTCCCACCGTTCAAAAATTCCTAACTCAGGATCACTTCCAGCATCTAGGGTCTGAAGTAGGTGTAAGATTACATATGCCACATACTTCTAAGGCTGGTAAAGTGATGCTCACAGGAATGTACGATACCCTTCTGTACCACAAGGCGCAGAATACTATCTTTATAGTAGACGCAAAGACTTGTGCAGGGTCACCTGAAGAAAGGCTTCAGACATGTCCCCTCGAGTTTCAAACTCAACACTACATGATGACCCTAAAAATTGCACTAGAAAACAACCTACTGCAACCAATGTTTGACATACCTACAGATGTAGGAGTGGGGGGAATGATTCACATAGGTGTACAGAAACCCACCATAGACTTCGGTATGAAAGACCGAGACTACGAAGAGGTAGAACACACATTATCACGAGGACCTCGTAAGGGGCAGACTGAGATACGTAGAAACTACATTGGAGAGCCTCGCTTCGACAACTATATAGATAGATGTAACGATTGGTATCGAGGACAAGGAGAATATGAGCATAACGCTGAGAAGTGGGCTTCCTCTCCACCTATAAACTATAGTCTCACCTATGGATCCACTCTATTAGATGAAGACTATATTGATGAGTACTACTCAAGAGTGGCACTCATCAAACAATATGTTCAATGCAAGGCAATACCAAAAAACTTTCCAAGGTCTGTCTCACACTTGAGACAATTTGGTAGAATGTCACCCTACACACCGTTCTATATGACACCTCCTAAGGAGTGGCCAGATATAATTCAAGCACAATCATTCATGCAAGTAGATAGAGATGAAGATGTGGAATTCATAGTGGATGCTCCTTGTGCCGCCCGTGTGCTTGCGCACGGGCAGCCCAATTCGCTGGAGAAAGGATAAAACAATGGCAAGTAACCCACTACTTAAATTCAAAGAAGAAATCCTAAAAGGAATAGTCCTCCCAAAACTAGAAGGACTTCTACATGAAGATAAAGGTAATCTATCCATTAATGAACTCTGGAAATTGTTCAGAGAAAAATATGATTGCACCGTATCCTTCAGAGAATTTAAAGAGTGGTGTGAAGAACTTCAATTGAAACCACAACAAACAACGGTGTGGAATCTACCTGAAAGAAAGCCTATTGAAACTAAACAACATTCACTTACAGGACAAGGAGGATTAAATCAGTATATACCAACAAACGAAGACTTAGACGAAGTATTGTTTGACAACGAATAAAGGAGGTCATATGACTCAAACACAGGACTTAGCAGTAGGAAAAACAGGAGTACAGAAGTATTCTGGCTTAGGTTTTTCAGGACAGAAGATGGTTCATCCACCCGGACAATTACTAGGACTACTAGTAGGTATGCCCGGAACAGGTAAATCATCTTTCATACAATCAAACCCAGAGGCT